CCGGAAAAAATATGCAGTTTGGCAACGGGCCTGCATCTATTGGTACGCAAAATAGTGGCGATGCCAACTTCATGCACAATGCGTATGAAAGCCCTGCTGGAACATTTAAGTATGTTTCAAGTGGTATTGGCTCAGTTCGCTACCAATTAGACATCAATAACAACGCCCACAAATGGTATTACGCAGCATCAGGAACCGCGAATAACAACATCACGTTCACGCAGGCGATGACCCTTGACTCCTCCGGCAACCTCGGCCTCGGGGTCACGCCGAGTGCGTCGTGGGCCACTAATCGCAAAGTAATTCAATTTGGAGGCTCTTCCGGCGCTGCCTTATGTTTCAACGGAACATCAGGCTCTGGAGAGATTTTCTACAATTCTTATCTAAATACCTCCGGCCAAAACATTTATTTGGCAAGTTCTTATGCTGCAAAGACGGACTTTAATATTGCGGCATCTGGTGGATTTACTTGGCAACTTGCAGCCTCCGGCACCGCAGGCAACGCGATCACGTTCACGCAGGCGATGACGCTGGATGCGTCGGGGAATTTGGGGGTGGGGATTACTTCGCCCAACTCAAGACTTGATGTGGTTGGCGGCACGGGAATCCGCGTCAACGAGGATGGCTCAAGCACAAAGGTCATTCAAGTACGCAGCAACTTTGCTGGCGTTGGCCCTGCAATCAATGTCGCGACAAATGACCCGCTGCTTTTTCAAACCAACAACACCGAACGCGCCCGCATCACGAGCGGGGGGTATAGCAAGTTTAGTAATGATGGGAGTTATTACGGAAGCACAGCCTCTTATCACGAACTTCGTCAAACAGGAACCGGGGTCGGTGTTGTTGTCAGCGCAAGCAACGCATCGTATGCAAACGACATTCTGTATGTAACCGCTTCAAGAAATACGACAAATAATAGTTTTTATTATATCGCTTGTTACAATGATGGCGTAGCAAATTATCGGTTTCGTGTAGCAGATTCCGGAAACGTCACAAACACGAACGGCTCATACGGCACCATTTCTGATGCCAAAATGAAAACCGACATTGTGGACGCAGGTTCACAGTGGGCAGACATCAAAGCGGTTCGCTTCCGCAAATTCAAAATGAAGGACGATCCTTCTGGCTTGATGCAGTTGGGTGTCGTCGCGCAGGAACTTGAGCAAACTTCTCCGGGCCTTGTTGAAGAACACAAGGATACTGACGCGGAAGGCAACGACCTCGGCACGACCACCAAGTCTGTCAAAACTTCAATCTTGCTGATGAAAGCCGCCGCTGCCCTGCAAGAAGCCATGGCGCGTATTGAGAAACTGGAAGCGGAAGTCGCCGCACTCAAAGGAGCCTGATAAACCATGTCCGACGTTGAACTGAAGGTCAGCCTAGAAGAAGCCGTTGCCATCGTGAATCTGTTGGGGTCTTTACCAACGAGTCAGGGGGCGTGGCCCTTGTTTGAGAAGTTGAAGGCGCAGGTGGAGCCGCATCTGCCGAAGCCGGCAGAGGAAGAGAAGAAGTGACCGCACAGGAGGGGTTTCTGTTGATCTACATCGGCCTGCAAGCGGCTGATATGTGGTCAACGGTCACAGCGCTCAAGCAGGGACATCGAGAGGGCAACCCTTTCCTTGCCAAGTTGTTTGCGCGCTTCCCTCCGCTTCCGGTCATGTTGGTGATCAAGGTGCTCGGCGTATGGGCGCTGTGGTGGGCTGACATAGCCGCAATCACCGCATCGGCTTGCGCCGTGTACCTGATCGTGGTGATCAACAACACGAAGATAATTGGAAAAGTGTGATGGACTTGCAAGTGCTCTTTAATATCGCAGTCGGCATGGCGGGGTTCTTCGGCGGGTGGATACTCAACAACATCTCCCGCTCGATCGACAAGTTAGACCAAGACGTGCGCGCCATGCCGCTGACGTATGTGACCCAGAATCACTACCAGCGCGACATCGACGAGATTAAGGGCATGTTGCGGCTCATCTTCGACCGCCTTGACGACAAGGCAGACAAATGAGCGACAACAAGTCAGGCTTCAGTATGGAAAAGATCGTGGACATGTTGTTCCCGGTCTTGTTGGCTGCTGTGGGTTGGCTGCTTTCCGAGATTTCCTCGTTTCAAAATAGACTGATTGCGATTGAATCAAAAATTCCAATCCTGATTACTGAGGATGGCGTGCCGACTGATTCTCCAATTAGCGCTGCCCGCAGGCAAGACATGAAAGATGACATCATGGACGACATCCATGACCTGCAAGTGCGCGTAAAGCTCATAGAAGAGCGCAACAAGTAGGATCATAAAACGATGCTGCTACCACTCAACGTCGCGCCGGGCGTCTACCGCAACGGCACCGACTACCAGAGCAAGGGCCGATGGCGTGATGCCTCGCTCGTGCGCTGGTATGAAAACACCATGCGCCCGGTGGGCGGCTGGCGTAAGCGGTCAAACACCGCCTTCTCTGGCCTATGCCGTGGCCTGCTTGCGTGGCGCAATAACTCCAACGTGCGCTGGATCGGTATCGGCACGCATAGCAAACTCTATGCAATGTCCGAGTCCGGCACACTTACTGACATCACCCCGACCGGCTACACGGTGGGCGATCAGAACGCGATCCTCAATCTTGGCTACGGCGGTGGTGGCTATGGCCTCTTTGGCTACGGCACCCCGCGCGCTGACAGCGGCACGGTAACACCGGCGACGACGTGGAGCCTTGATACCTGGGGAGAGTTCCTGCTGGCCTGCGCGAGCAAGGACGGCAAGATATACGAGTGGGACTTGAACACGGCCAACGATGCCGTGCTGCTCTCCAACGCGCCGATTAACAACAAAGGCATCCTAGTGACCGCAGAGCGGTTCGTGTTTGCCTTGGGCGCTGACGGCAACGGCCGCAAGGTCGCGTGGTCGGATCAGGAAGACAACAACACCTGGACGCCTGCGATTGAGAACCAAGCCGGCGACCAAGACCTTGAGACGAACGGCTCAATCGTTTGCGGCAAGCGCCTGCGCGGCGTGAACCTCATCTTCACGGACGTGGATGTTCACTCGGCGCAGTACCAAGGGCCGCCGTATGTGTACGGCTTTGAGCGCCTCGCCACGGGCTGTGGCGTGATCTCAGCGCAGGCGGTCGCGGCGGTGGAGTCGGTCGCGTACTGGTGGTCAAACTCTGGCTTCTTCACCTACGACGGCTTCGTGCGCCCGATCAAGTGCGACGTGCTCGACTACCTTGCGAACAATATCTCGCAGACCCAGCGCTCCAAGGTGTACGCCGTGGCGAACAACCAATACGGAGAAGTTTGGTGGTTCTACCCGAGCGCGAATAGCGCGGAATGCGACTCCTATGTGGTTTACAATTACCGTGAGCAACATTGGTCTATCGGCAGCCTAGCGCGCACGGCCGGTACTGACCGTGGCGTGTTCAGTTACCCGATCATGGTGTCTCCAGATGGGTACGTCTATGAGCATGAGGTGGGCGTGAACTACGACGGCGCAGCGCCTTATGCGCGCTCTGGCCCGATTGAATTGGGCGATGGCGAGCGCTTGCTCGTTGCCAAGCAGTTGATTGCGGATGAAAGCACGCAAGGGTCTGTCAGCTTGCAGTTCATCACTAAGTTCGCGCCGAACGGCTCTGAGACGACCAAGAGCTACACGATCGACTCCATCTACACGCCGGTCAGATTCACAGGCCGCCAGGTTGAGATGAAGATTACGGGGGCATCTCCTGCGACCGATTGGCGTGTCGGCACCATGCGCCTCGAGGCCGTACCGGGTGGAATGCGATGATGGATCACGGCGAGGAGGTTGAGGGACTCGAACACATCACTAAGTTTCGTGAGCCAATTGAGCGTGCGCTCAAGGAGGGCTACGGGCAGATGAACTTTAATGATGTGCTTGACTACATCAAGAGTGGAGAATTCCAGTTCTGGTCTTCCGAAAACTCTTGCGTGATTACGACTATCGACATTTTCCCGCGCATCAAGCAGTTGACCGTGGTGATTGGCGCGGGTGACTTGAGAGAGATTGACGATGTGATACGCCCTGTCATCGAAGAGTGGGGGCGGCACATTAAGTGTGACACGATGTTGATTATGGGCCGCCCTGGCTGGCAGCGGGCGCTTGAAGGCTACAGACGCACCGCCGTGGTGCTGGAAAAGAGACTATGAGCAGCTTATTCAAATCCAAGAGCAGTCAGACTTCTCAAACGCAATACGATCCGCGCATCTACGGCGAGTCGCTGCAAAACTTGCAGCTTGCCGAGCAGGTCGCGGCGATTCCGTTTCAACAGTACCGTGGCCCGATGGTCGCGCCGTTCACCCGAGACTACATGACGGGTGAGCAGATGACGCGCGGTATCGCCTCGCAGGGCGGCTTTGTTCCAGAGGTGGAGCAAGCCTCTCGTGCCACGCAGGCGGCCTTGGGCTTCCAGCCGGCCTCTGTCCAGGCAGAGCGCATCAAGACGCAGTTTGAAGCGCCTACCGCGCAGGCTGCACAGTTTACGGACGCCTCTTTGGGTCAGTACATGAACCCATATCAGCAGGGCGTGATTGATGTTGGCCTTTCCGACATCCAGCGCCAAGAAGAGCAGGCACGCCAGCAGCGTCAGCAGCGTGCGGCGTCGGCTCGCGCCTTCGGTGGGTCGCGTGCTGCGATTCAGGAAGGCATTGCGGCAGGTGAGGCGGCGCGTGAGCGTAACCGCTTTATCGCCGAGCAGCGCGCTCAGGGCTTCCAGCAGGCGGCGCAGTTGCGCGAGTCCGATGTTGGCCGGCAGCAGCAGATTGCGCTTGCCAACCAGCAGGCGCGGCAGCAGGCACAGCAGATGGGCATGACTGCCGAGCAGTTCAACGCGCAGCAGGCGATGCAAGCCGGACTTGCCAATCAGGGCGCTGGCTTGCAGGGCGCGCAGTTCCGCGTCGGCGCGGCGCAGCAGTTGGCTGGGCTTGGACAGCAGGCTCTCCAGAACCGCTACGGTGCCGCTCAGGCCATGATGGGCATTGGCTCGGCGCAGCAGCAGCTCGCGCAGCAGTTGATGGGCGCGCAGCAGCAGGAGTTCCAGCGGCGGCTTAACTACCCGCTCCAGCAGCTTGCCATCCGGCAGGGTGCCGTGGCGGCCTCGCCGATGAACGTGACGCAGACTGGCACGACAACCCAGACGCCGAGCACGATGCAGGCGATTGGGCAGGTGGCCTCTGTGGCTGCTCCGTTCATGTCAGACATGCGCATGAAAAAGAACGTCAAGGGCATCAAGAACCCGCTCGATAAGGTCAACCGTCTCAAGGGCATTGAGTTTGAGTGGGAAGACGAATACAAAAATGATGCCGAGGAGAATGGGCAGGACGGATACGGCAAGGACATGAGCGTGTCTGCACAGGACGTTGAGAAGGTCATGCCGCGTGCAGTGCATCGCGGGATGGGCGGGATGCGGCATGTTGATACGACGAAAATGATTGGCCTATTAACTGAAGCGGTCAAGGAACTTGACGCCAAGGTCGAAAAGAAGAGGCGCGGATCATGATGATGCAATCAGAGCCAAGCTCGGCGTTTTCGTTCTCATCTGAGCTGAACCCGCTGAAGAGGCAGATTTCGGCAGACTCCGATTCGTTCAGTCTGTTTGGAAAGAAGATCAAAAAGAAAAAAGCCTATGATGCAATGATGGCCTTGGCTGGACAGGGGGACGAGAGCGAGCAGGACGGGATGAGCATGATGCCCATGCCGTCAGGCGTGAAGGGGTCTGTGCCGAAATACAGGCCGAAAGACTTATATGGCAATTTCTTTTCTATGTACGGCGGCCAACGTGTACGCGGCGGCTTGTTAGGGGAATAACATGGCACTTCTTGACATTTTTAGACGCGGCGCAAAGCGTGCCGGTGAGAACCTCGAGAACTATATTGGCGGCCTTCTTGGAGAAGACGTCTCTGGTCTTTCTGAGGCAGAGCGCAAGCAGTTGCGCGGGCAGGGAATGGCTGCCATTTTTGACGCCATGGCGCGCGGGACGACCCCGACTGCTGGGCTTCAAAATGTAGCCGCAGGGCTTGGCGCACGCCTTGAGCAGAAGAAAGCGCAGCAGCGCCAGCAGGCCGCAGAGCAGGAGATGGGGCGCATTAGTGGTCGCCTCTTTGGTGGAGCACCGGCTGCGCCTGCTGACATGGGCGAGGATGAGACGGGGCTTGGTACGGTTGCGATCCAGTCGCGGTATCGGCAAAGCCCGAAGGAAGCATTGCAGCGGCTTTATGGCACGTCTGCTGGACGTGATGTCGCGCAGATCGCGCCGGGGTTGCTCAAGACGGCTGAGGAGATGTCGGCTCCTGATGACTATGTGTATCAAAGCGTGTCTGGCGTCGGCCTTGTTGCGGTCAACAAGAAAGACCCGAGCGACGTTAGAGTTGTGCAGTCTGAGCGAGCCAGAGCAACAGGCCCGTCTGAGAGATTTAAGATTTTGAGCCCTGCTGAGGCTAAAGCAAACAACCTTCCTGCCGGAGTTGTGTACCAGCAAAATACCGTGACCGGCCAGATCACGCCGATGCAGACTGGCGGTGCTGGCGGGCTTAGCGATACAGACGTGAGGCAGTACCGTACCGCCAAGATAGGAATTCAAAATGCTAGGGGGCAGATGCAAAACCTGCAATCTGTGCTTGAAGAAGTGCCTCCTTATAAGGCAATAGCGGGAGAGGGTCGAGGTAAACTGGAAGCGTCCTATAGCCTCGCACTGTCTGCAATACGCCAACTTCAGAATAGCGGCGTGTTGAACGTCGGTGAACTGCCGTTCTTGGAAAAGGCGCTCGCAGACCCGACATCATTTAGCGCTATTGCGACCTCACCCATACAGCGTGGCAAGCTCAAGGGGCAGATTGATACCGTAATGAAGTTGCTCGATCAACAGGAGCAAACCCTTAAAACTCAGTATGGGATGGATGGCGCTCTTGGTAGCGAGCCACCTGCCCCATCTGCTGATGTTTCGGCCCCCAGCATGGCCGGTGGACGAAGAGGCCGCAAGCCAGGCGCAGAGGCTATCAAAAGAGCGGAGGGGTATTACTAATGGCACGCTCAACGATTGAACACTTCCGCGCTTTACAGAAGGCTCGCGCGGCTGGGGACAATGAGGCCGCTCAAGTTATTGCTAAGCAAATGGTCAACGACATGAGCACCGCAGAGCGCGCCATGTTTGGCGCTGGAAGCGGGATTGCCAATGTCGTGCAGAACGTCGGAAACATCCTTGGGGTTGTTGAAGATGAGACGGTGCGAGAGACTCGCGCCTTGACGCAGCCGCTTCGTGAGACGACGGCTGGTCGCGTCGGTGAGTTTGGTGGTGAACTTGCCGCATCGCTCGTTCCCGCTGGAGGAGCCGCCCGTCTTCTTGGCATGGCGGCAAAGGCTGCCCCTATTCTCTCCAAGGCTCCAGCGCTTGCCAGAGCCATTGGCACTGCCGCAACAGAGGGTGCCGTGCAAGGCGCCGTTACTGCCGGCCCTGATGAGCGTGGAGAAGCGGCTTACTTAGGGGCTGCGACTGGCGGGCTATTCCCGGCTGCTGGCGCGGCCTACAAGGCAGTCCGTGCAGGGGTGCGACCGACGCCTGCTGCTCGCGCTTTGACGCGACAGGGTGTTGAACTTACGCCTGGGCAGATGAACCCGCAGGGGATGCTTGGGCAACTTGAGGAAACGACTGAGGCACTACCCTTTGTTGGGCCTATGGTGCGCGGTGCACGTCAGGAAGGTTGGAGGCAGACGCAGAAGTTGGTTGCCGAGAGCGCAGCGCCTCCGGGCTTTAGCGCGGCAATCCCAGACAACCCCAACAAAGCGATTGATGCCTTGAGGAAGGGATACAATCAGGCTTATAAGCCGCTTGAGGATATTCCTGTCACGCCGTTTGGCTTGAGCACTGGATTCCAGAATGCCATCAAGGATCGCTCAACGCTTATCAAGCCGGATGATGTCAGCTCGGTAAAGCGATTCCTTAGGAACGAACTTGGAGCGATTCAAGGTCGTGGAGAGCTCAAGAGCGGGGACTTGCTCAGGATTCGCAGCAACATCAGAGAGCAACTTAGAGCGCGCGATCTTACGACGGGAAGCGAAAGGCTTTTGCTTAACGCAGAGAAAGCCGTCACCAATTCTCTTGAGGGGCAACTTCCTCCAGAGGCCATGTCTGCGCTCAAGGCGATCGACAACCAGTATGCAAAATTTGCCGTGTTTAGACGTGCCGTTGAAAAGGGCAAAGACTCTCCCGCTGGCTTCACGCCAAGCCAACTGTCAACGGCAGTCAAAGAGGCGACCGACGCAGGTGAGTATGCTGCCGGAGGCGGTCTGCTGCGTCAGGTTTCAAGCCCTGCGGCAGACGTGTTTGCCACCACGCAGCCCAAGACGGGCCGCATGGTTGCCACGCTTGGCGCGCTTGGCTTAGGTGGTTATTCGGCGTATCAAGACCCGACTGGTGCTGCATTACCGTTGGCGGGTCTTGGGCTGCTCTACGGCACGGCAGCAGGCCGTCGCCTTGCCATGGGCCAGTCTGGTCTGCAACTTGGCGCTCGTGCGCTAGAGCGTAAAGTACGTCGCGCAGTACCGAAGGCAACCCGTGAGGCGGCTGCGACCGGCATTCGTCGTGCTGGAGCGTACACCGTACCAGGTCTTTTGGTTGACGAAGAAGAATACTAGTGGAAGCCTTCGAAGTTCTTACCCGCGCATGGCCGGTAATACTGGCCCTCATCACGCTCATCATCGTGCTGTCTAAGCTCGATCTGCGCGTGGCGGTGCTTGAAGAGAAGGTCAAGACGTTATTTGAACTGATCAATAAGGGGCGGCAGTAACATGGAAACCCTACTCGGCGGCATCTTCGGCGGCGTGCTTCGTCTTGCGCCGGAGGCGCTCAAGTTCTTCGACGCTAAGAACGAGCGCAAGCACGAACTCTCTATGCTTGAGGCCGAGATGAAGTTCGCGCAAGCCAAGGCTGAGGCCGAGATGCGCAAGACTGAGGCGCAGATGACCATGGCCGAGGTGCAGGCGATTGGTGAGGCTTTCAAGGAGCAGAGCGCCACGGCCCAGGCGGGCGGTAAGTGGGTCGCGGCGATCTCGGCGCTTGTGCGCCCGTTCGTGACCTACCTTTTTGTTGTGGCCTACGCGCTCGTGAAAGTCGCCGGGTTCGTCATTGCTATGCAGCAAGGCGGCGAATGGAAGGACGTGCTGCTTTCCATCTGGAGCGTAGACGATATGGCCGTGCTCAATATGATTCTCTCGTTCTGGTTTGTCGGTCGCGTTTATGAACGCACCCGGACTTGAGGAAGCAGTCGAGTTAGCAGCGGAACTTTGCAGACACTTTGAAGGCTTCCGCAGCCGGCCCTACATCTGCCCCGCAGGCTTCCCGACGATCGGCTACGGCACGGTCTACAAGCCAGACGGCACACGCGTCACGATGGATGACGCGCCGATCAGCCGTGAGCAGGCCGATGAGTGGCTGTTGTCCGAGCTGCGGTCAAACTATGGTGCTGGCATCCTCAAAGCCAGTCCAAACCTCATAAAGCACCCGAGGGTGTTGGCAGCGGCCATTGATTTTGCTTACAATCTCGGCGTCGCACGGTATAGGGCAAGCACGTTGCGTAAGCGACTCGAGGCCGAAAGCTGGGACGATGCAAAAATGCAGTTCATGCGCTGGACTAAGGCTGGCGGGCGCGAACTGCCCGGGCTTGTGCGCCGTAGAAGCGCCGAAGTGAGCCTGTTACCGTGAAGCCGCGCACAGACGGCATTCCTAAATCATTTCAACTTGCGGGGCACACGATTGAGGTGCGCTCTGTCCCGGTGCGCAAGTGGAAGCACGGCAAGGATTGCGTCGGGATCTGGCTCCCAGAGCATTACCGCATCGAAATACGCTCCAACCTGCGCGGTAGCAACCGGCAGCAGGTCTTCACGCATGAGTTGATCCACGCCATGCTCGACATCGCAGGTCATGATGATCTCAGCCGCGACGAGCAACTGGTGGATCGCCTGGGGCACTTGCTTCAGCAGGCGATGGTTACGTTTTCTAACGAATGAAACGACACTTAATCATCCCTGACGCGCAGGTGAAACCAGGCGGTCGCACCGAGCACATCAAGTGGGCGGGCGAAGCCATCCTCGACTACCGACCCGATGTCGTGATCTGTCTTGGCGATTGGTGGGACTTGCCCTCGCTCAATAGCCACGCCGAGAAAGGCAGCGCCGAGCTGGAAGGTGCGCGCTACCAGGAGGACATCGACGCCGGCAACAAGGCGTTCCGGCTGCTCGATAGTTACCTCAAACGGTCGCGCAGCAAGACGTGGAACCCGCGTCGTGTGTTCTTGGAGGGCAACCACGAGAACCGCGCAAACCGCATCCCAAAGAACGACCCAAAGTGGAGTGGGATTATCGGTTCGCAGAACTGCCAGACGCTTGATTGGGAGCGACACCGATTCTTGAAGATCGTGGAGATTGATGGAGTCGCGTATTGCCATTACTTCGCTAACCCGTTTAGCGGCAAGCCCATCGGCGGCACGATCGTCAACCGACTCAACTCCATTGGCAAGTCATTCGTGCAAGGGCACCAGCAGGGGTTCCTCTACGCCAGCAAACAATACCCTGACCACGTCAAGCACGGCCTCGTCGCGGGGCGCTTCTATCTTGAGCATGAGAACTACCGCCCAGACGACGTGCAGAAGTCCGAGTGGTCGGGCATCGTCGTACTCAATGGCGTCCGTCGCGGCGACTTTGACCTCATGCCGCTGCGCATGGACTACCTCAAACGTAAATACGCTTAGTCGTCGTCCTTGTCGCGCCAACGTAGCGCAGGCCACAGAAAGAACACGGCGAATAGTACGCCCATGGCGACACCGACGCCGAAGGCGAGTGTGGCGTCAGTCATAACGGCCTCAGCGCCGTCTCAGCAATCACGGCGCACTCTGGCGCATGGTCGGCCTTGGAGATCGTCTCAAGCGCCGTCTTATAGCGCTGGATGATGGCCTTTTGCATCATGTCAATGTAGGTCGTCTCGACCTGCCAGCGCAGTATTTCGTTGCGCTCGCCTTCCAGCTTCTCAATCTGCTTGACGTAAGTTTCAAGCCGATCCTGCTGCTCATAGATCACTTGCTTGAGCTGCTCTTTCGTGCGGGCATTCTCAACCCATTCGTTGAGCCAAGCACGCGGCGGGCTTTCTGTGTCGATCGTGATTGCCATAGTAGTTCCGGCTGGCGCGACGGGGCCGGTGCTCCGAAGTGTGTGGCGCGCGCCTCGTGTGGGGGTTAGTCTCCTTCCATAGCCTCAATCAACTGTGCGCCGTAAGTTAGGAACCAGGCCGCTTTGCGCAGGTCTTGCGCCTCGGGGCTAATATCCTTCCGTCCTGCACGCAGTAGATACTTGAGTGCCGAACCACGGCAGTAGGCCACCGTGCCCTGCTCGCCAAGTGTCGCGCGGATGATGTCAATGGCCTCCACGTCCTCGCCGGTTGGCAGTACCAACTGGTAGTGCGATGGGCTTTCCACCGGATCGTCGCCGCGCAGTTCGTCAGCAAAGTCTTGCAGTTCGCGCAGTCTCATCCTGCGACCGCCCGTGCAACTTTTGTCACGATGCCGAAGAAAAGGCCGAGCACGACAGCAAATGATGCCGCCGCCAGCAGCCACCCAGCGATGTACACCGTGACGCCTACTAGGTCTTTGATCAAGTCTT